GTTAGAATACTTAAAAGATTTAGGAATCGATCCAAGAAATCCATGAACGATAAAGAACCAGACTACAGTGTAAATTTAACTATAGAAGATGTACGTTTATTACATTATTCTGTACAAGAAACTATTAAGTATTGGCCAGGTGCTCCTGCTAGACCATACGAAGAACAAGAACATTTATGGTATATGAGAGATTCTCTATACAGAATCATGTTGGACTATCGATTTAATGAATTATGAACTTTGAACTTACTATGGAGGACTATGCAATTATCCTCAACGCACTACATTACTACAAGAAGGTAGAGAAGAGAGGTAATTTTAAACAATATAATGAAGAACGTGTAAATAAGTTGAGAGATAAGATGGCATATCAATTAATTCCTTCTGCTGATAGTAATAATAGATTATGAATAATTCTATACCACTTATTTTAACTGGTTTGTTTTGCTCCTTTGGAGTAATTCTTTTTTTCTTATCTATTATTGAATTATGAGTGCTGTATTTGTATTTGGATTTATATTATTGCTTACAATAGGAATGGAACTTACTTGGCCAGTTAAGAAATGAATTTATTATTACATCCACACACTAATGTAAACGATCCTGTGTGGTCGGTTATTTTTATGGTCTTCCTTTCTCTTTGTATGGCTGGTTATTGTATCTACTATATACTAGGAGTAGATGAAAGAGAATCTCATGGGAGCATTGACACCACCGAGCAGGAAGAGCTGCTACAACTTCCGAGTGACGGAGATTAATCGTGTCCTTGATGGTGATACTATTGACGTTACTATCGACCTCGGGTTTGATTTATACAAGAAAGAAAGAGTTAGAGTTGCAGGAGTTGATACGCCAGAGAAAAGAACAAGAAACCTAGAGGAGAAAGCACTTGGAATCGACGCAACCAACTGGCTCAAAGAAAAACTCGAAGGCACTTTGGCTGGTGATGATGAGTTGTCTGTTAGGACTGAACTTGTTGGTGGCACTGGCAAATACGGGCGTCTTCTGGGTTGGCTTTACATTGGGGACGACAGTGTGTCCCTTAACGAGCAAATGATTACTGAAGGTTATGCTCACGCCTATGATGGAGGCACTAAAGATATGAACCTCGAAGCACTAAGAGAAATTCGTAGAGCACATGGAACACTAGTAGAGGATGTGTAAACCAACACTTATAAAAATGTAGCCTAACGATACAATTTTTTTCACTACATACACTATAATGTTTGTAGTGGAATAATATTATGCTTGGCATATATGTAATCATCTCTCTCATTGTCCTCATGGTAGCGTATGCTGGCGTGGAAGAAACTATGCGCTTATTCGCTTATGCTGATCTTGTGATCAGGTATCAGTGGATCAAATTTAAAATGTTTTTGATGAGACGTAAATTAGAACAACAACTTATAAAGGATCTACCCAACTTCAACAAACTCGCAAAGGAATTAAAAGATGACCAATGATAAGGAACTGTCTGATCTTAAATTACAAAGAAAAGAATGTCCCAAATGTCATGCTGTCTGGATTAATGGCACACATATTTGGTCTGGCACTGGTGCCAAAGGTAATGATCTAGATCTTGCTGGTCTTGTTTGCAATAACCTAGGAGATAATACTTGTATCAATCCAGTAAGAGGAATGGAAGGTGGAGATACATGGAAAAAACGACTGGAATTTTTAGAAAATTTAGAAGACGAGAATAAAGATAAATACTAGTGGTGAACTAGGTTTTTGTTTTGGCAACTGGTACTGATGTATACTTGGGTAATCCTAACCTGAAAAAGGCGGGGACCCCAATACAATTTACAAAGAAGCAGATTGATGAGTGGATCAAGTGTAAGAATGATCCCATCTACTTTGCGATGAACTATATAAAAATCATCTCTCTTGACGAAGGTTTGGTGCCTTTTGAGATGTATGATTTTCAAAAAAAGATTTTGAGTGATTTTCATGAAACAAGATTCAACATCGCAAAGCTCCCAAGACAAACAGGGAAGTCTACTACGGTTGTCGCTTATCTTCTTTATTACGCAATTTTTTACGATAGTGTTAATATTGGTATTCTTGCAAACAAGGCATCTACCGCTAGGGAACTGCTAGGAAGATTACAACTTGCTTATGAGAATCTGCCAAAGTGGATGCAGCATGGTGTATTGGTGTGGAACAAAGGTAATGTGGAGTTAGAGAATGGCAGTAAGATATTGGCAGCTTCTACATCTGCGAGTGCTGTCCGAGGCATGTCATTCAACATTCTCTTCCTCGATGA